TTAGCTGACTGTTTAGATTATGATGTAATTCTGATGACAGAAGAACATTATGATTGTGAAAGTAAATCAAGACCTGAATGGTGTCCGCTTATGGACTTGCCAGAGAAAGATAAGGAGGAAGAAAATGAGTAAATCAGTATTAGTGATTGACACACCAGAGAATTGCGGAAAATGTAAATTTATAAGCGAATTTTGGTGCAGAGCAATGGATGGTAGGAGAGTTCCAAACAATGATGTAATCCCTAATTGGTGTCCATTGAAGCCACTGCCGGAGAAGAGCGCTACCGAGAATGATATGACGGATTATCAGTGCGGGATGGTCGATGGCCGAAATCAGTGCATTAATGAGATTATAGGGGGAGAATGATGCATGACAATAAATATAAACGAAACTGTGAAAAAGTGTAATGTTTGCGGCAAATGGAAAACCACAGCGTATGAACCGGATTATCCGATGCTTAATGATAGCTGTTTTAGGTATCCGAAAACAATTTTTATTTGCGAAGAATGTATGAAAAAGCGCGAAGAAAAGAATATATTTTTGTGAGGTGAAGTAGATGGAGAGATTAACACTTGACGATATGATAAAGGCACTTAAATGCGTTGCCAGCCAGGATACTGTAGGTGATTGCTATGCAGACCACGAAAATTTCATACATATGCATGATAAGCATAAACGCATTATCTGTGGAACTGGCGAGGATTTAAGAGATTATATCGGCGGGAAGGAAGCGGTTGGCTGCCCGTATTATCAAAATGCTTATGGATGCTGTTTTGAAGATGGAGAATTGTATTGGTTGAAAGATGTTGCAGAACTGTTGGAAGAACTGAAATCTTACAAATGCTTAGAAGAACAGGGTTTGTTTGTAAGACTGCCGGTTAAAATCGGTGATGATATTTATAAGATTCCGAGCAAAGCAAATTATGATTTAAATGTCCTGAATGGGTATAAAGCAAATAACAGAGTGTATCATCAAAAAGTTTACAGCATTGTATTTTCACAAAGTGGTTGGTTCGTACAGTGTGATAAAGACAGTATTCATGCCCCGAACGTTATTTGCGTTGATGTAGAATACGGGAAAACATGGTTTCTTACCTATATAGAAGCCGAGAAGAAGTTGGAGGAGATGAAAAATGACAATCGGTGAAAGAATTAGAGAGGTGCGCTTGCAAAACGATATGTCCCTCAGAGATTTTGCAGAACTTATCGGAGTTGCTGATACCACAGTCATGAAATGGGAGAAAGGAATCAGCAATATTCCGTTTGTGTATGCGATAGAGATTGCTGACCGATTCGATGTGAAATTAAATTGGTTAGCCGGATTGGAGGATTAATATGAAACCAGCAGAAGCATTAAAAGAATTAAGCTATGATAATACAGCTTATGGCGGTAAATGTACGCATGAAGTTAGACAAGAAGCTATTAAAGCGTTGCAAAAACAGATTCCAATGAAACCAAATAACATAAAAACCATTTTCGATTTTTCTGGCAGATATTATACGACAAAAGGTGACTGCCCGGTTTGTAATATAGAAGAACTTTATAAATCGGATTTTTATTGTAATAAGTGTGGACAGAAATTAGATTGGGAGGAGTGAAATAAATGAATCTTAGAAAAGCTACATTAACCGACTATGGAGTGCCGCCGGATGATATACCGGCGCTTCAAAGTCATTTCAGACACCTTGACGAGAATGACAAGTACAATCTTCTGCAAGTGTCAATCAAATATGCGCCAGGCATAGAAACGCAGATATACGACAGCATAGTGAACTGTATAGGATACCGGACAATGGAACGATTCCGAGATATGCCGGTATCCGAAAATGATTTCTACGGATATAAACGCAAAACTATGGCAGAATATTATCACTTGGCAAAATTGACCGGAAGATTATAAAATTGATAAAAAACTAAAAGTGGTGTAGAGGTATATAACCCCTAGTGTGGTATTATAGTGTATATAACTATAACTATGCTAGGGGATTTTAATTCAGAAAGGATATGATTGGATGTTGATAGGATGGCAAACGAGGAAAATTTAAAACCTTTTAAACCTGGTCGAAGCAGTGAGGAAGCAGCGAAAAACGGTCAAAAAGGCGGCATTGCTTCTGGTCATTCTCGCCGTCAAAAGAAAACCCTTTCTGAATTAGCAAAAATGATAGCTGAGAACCCTGCCCCGACTGCTGCAAAAAAGAAACTCACAAAGATGGGAATATCTGATGAGGATGCAAATAACAATGCCTGCATTGTAGCTGCTGTATACGATAAAGCTATTAAAGGAAATATGCAGGCGGTGGACAAATGGGAACAGTTGGTAGCTGTATCAAAATCAGACGAAAGCAAATATGAACTTCCTGCCAGAGTACTTGGCAAGGCGTTCGTGGATATTAACCGACAGATTAAGCCCAACATTGAATATGTATTCGAGGGCGGCCGAGGTGGTCTGAAATCTTCATTTGTAGCTTTTAAGATTATTGAGCTTATCAAGAATAATCCTCAGATGCACGCCTGCATTACAAGACAGGTGGCCGGTACTCTGAAAGATTCTGTATACGCTAACATGAAATGGGCTATCAACGAACTTGGACTGACGGAAGAATTTGAATGCAAGGTGTCACCACTTGAAATCAAGTATATTAAGACTGGACAGACAATATACTTCCGTGGTCTGGACGATGAAACCAAACTGAAATCTATTAAGCCAGAGTTTGGATACATTGGAATCCTCTGGAAAGAGGAAAAAGATCAAATGAAGGGAGACGCTCAGGAGCGTTCTGTTAATCAGTCAGTGCTTCGTGGTGGCGATGAATCCTATGATTTTTCATCATATAACCCACCAAAATCAAAATCAAACTGGGTAAACAGGATCAAGCTCACGCCTAACCCGAAAAGAGTTATCCATCATTCGAGTTATCTGGAAGCTCCGGCGGAGTGGCTCGGACAGAAGTTTATTGACGATGCAGCGCATCTGAAAGAAATCAATCCAGAAGCCTATGAGCATGAATACCTGGGTGTTCCGAATGGCGATGGCGGAAACGTATTTGAATATCTGGAGATTAGAGATATTACAGATGAAGAGATCAGTCGCATGGACAAAATATTTCAGGGGTGTGACTGGGGATTTTTCCCTGATCCGTATGCTTTTATTCGTTTGTATTACAATCATAACACTGAAAAGATATATCTCATTGATGAAATTTACGAAAATAAATGGAGTAATAGGAAATCAGCAGACGAGATTCTAAAAAGAAAATACGATGATTATACTATTACTTGCGATTCTGCGGAGCCTAAATCAATCAATGATTATAGAGACTTTGGACTTCCAGCAAGGGGTGCGATAAAAGGGCCTGGAAGTGTGGAGTATTCTATGAAATGGCTTCAGACAAGAACTATTGTTATTGACCCCAAAAGAACACCTAACGCTTACAAAGAGTTTTCAGAGTACGAATATGAAAGAGACAAAGATGGAAACGTTATAAGTGGATATCCTGACGAGAACAACCATTTAGTCGATGCTTGTAGATACGCAACAGAATCATTATGGAGGAGAAGAGGGACTAATGCTTAAAAGAGGATATAGCCTAAAATATAGACGAATATATAAAATCTGGCAGGGAATTCGTCAGAGATGCAATAACCCCAATGACAAAGATTATGAAGACTATGGCGGAAGAGGAATAAAGGTTTGCAAAGAATGGAATAAAAGTTCAGAAGCGTTTGTTCTATGGGCATTAGAAAATGGATATGCTGATAATTTGAGTATTGACAGAATAGACACAAATTCGGACTATTCGCCAGAAAATTGCAGATGGGCAACATGGACTCAGCAGGCAAGAAACAAAAGAATGGAAAAAATAAATTCAACTGGTGTTACTGGTGTTTCCATGGACAGAGGGAAATATAGAGCAACAATCTATGTAGATAATAAAAAAGTTGATCTAGGCAGGCATGACACGCTTGAAGAAGCAGCAGAAGCACGTAGACAGGGTGAGATAAAATACTGGGGCGTGAGTGCGTAATGGGACTTATAACAACACTAAAAAGGTGGTTTAACATGATTTTCAAAAAACAAGCCGAAGAGGACTTTAATATCCAGGCAGCAGAATTTCCAGAAATGGAATCACTGATTAACCGGTGCGCGAACATTTACAGGGGAGTACCGGAATGGCTAGATGATAAGAATAATATCAAGACAATTAATTTCGCGAAATCTGTCTGCTCAGAGACAGCTCGGCTCGCAACACTGGCGATTGGCATTCAGATAGATGGTTCCGCAAGGGCGGCATGGCTACAGGAGCAGATCGATAAAGTATATTTCCAGATTCGGCACTGGGTGGAATATGGATGTGCTTATGGAACGGTATTTATCAAGCCAAACGGCGAGAGCCTTGACATATTTACTCCGGCAGATGTGATGATTGTGCATTATGATAATCAGGAGATCAAAGGGATTATATTCAAAGATTCTTATACTGTTGGTAGAAAATACTACACAAGACTTGAATATCACAGGTTTGTTGAGACAATAGTGGACGGAGTGACAACCTATCCGTATTATGTTTCCAACAGAGCTTATGTATCAAAATCCCCTCAGTCAATCGGAGATAAAATTGATCTTAAACAGACCAAATGGGCTGACCTTATGGCAGATACGCCGCCGATACTCAAGGCAAACGGTGAGAAGCTAGACGGAGCTTTGTACGGAGTGCTGCGGACACCACAAGCGAACAATGTAGATATCAGCACACCACTTGGACTTCCGATATTTGCCGAAGCCATTGAAGAGTTAAAAGACCTCGATATTGCATACAGCAGAAACGTCGGAGAGATTTTTGATTCTCAGAAGATTGTTCTGGCAGATGATAGACTGCTGATGCCAAGCGGTGCACCTGTATCAGCCATGTCGCCACAGGGCATGGAGAACAGACGTAATGAGATGAGCTTACCGCATTTTGTCAAGAATGTATTCGGACAAGATGAAAAAGAGTTTTATCAGGAAATAAATCCGATACTCAACACAGATACCCGTATAAGCGGCATAAATGCCCTCCTTGGACAGATTGGATATAAGGTCGGATTCTCTAATGGATATTTTGTATTTAATGAAAAAAGCGGAATACAAACAGCCACAGAGGTAGAAGCAGGGCAACAGAGGTCTGTACAATTTATCAAGGACGTAAGAGACCAATTAGACAAAAGCATAAAACAAGTAGTATATGCGTTGAGCGTATATGCAGATTTATATGGATTGGCCCCAGTCGGTGCATATAAAGTTCAGTGCAACTTTGGCGAAATGGCATATTCTTATGAGAGAGACCGAGACAATTGGTGGAAGTATCGCTTACAGGGTGACTGTCCTCCTTGGATGTATTATGTCAAATTCGAAAATATGACAGAATCCGAAGCGAAAGCAATGGTCAAAGAAGCTCAGCCAGACGAACCAAAATTGTTTGGAGATGAATAGTTATGTTAAGCCCAGAATATTTACGGCAAATTACAGAGGGCAGTGAACAGATAGTAGAAGAACTGCATCAGTACATCATCTCTGAGATTGTGTCGAGAATGATGGCAAGAATTGGCAGAGGTGAGGATTATATTCTGACCAATGCCGATGCGTGGAGGATCAGAACACTGCAGGAATCCGGTGAACTGCTAGAGGACATTCTGGCAGAATTATCCAAATATACCAAACGTGAACAGCAGGAACTTCTTGAAGCGTTTGAAGATGCCGGAATCACTGCAATGAACTATGATGACAAGGTATACAAGGCGGCAGGATTAAGCCCTGTACCGCTCGAACAGTCGCCAGCTATGATAAGACTCATGGAGCGAAATATGCTTGCTACAATGGGAGAATGGCGGAACTTCACAAGGACAACTGCAAATGCGGCTCAGACGCTGTATATCAACCAATGCGACCTTGCATACAATCATGTGATGACTGGAACAGTTGGCTATACGCAAGCCATCAAAGAGGCGGTTAATAATGTTGTGAGTGATGGTGTTACGGTCACATATCCATCTGGCAGAAAAGACACGATCGAAACAGCAGTCGCACGTTCTGTCAGAACTGGAGTGGCGCAGGCGTGTGCTGATATTCAGTTGGCAAGAATGAAAGAAATGGGGTATGGTTTAGTACTGACATCGGCACATATAGGAAGCCGCCCAAGCCATGAAGTATGGCAAGGGCAGGTATTTTCTATAGACTGGGAAAAATTAAAAGAAATTAAGCCGGAGTTCTTCAAGGGGCAAGATACATCAGAATACCGTAAAATGTCAGAACAAAAAGTAAGCCAATATCCAGATTTTATTGAAAATTGTCATTATGGCGAAGCTGATGGAATATGCGGAGTAAATTGCAGACATCATTTTTCAGTTTGGGCGGAAGGGATGCCGAATCCCTATACAGAACTATCAGCGCAGGACAAAGCCGACAAGGGAAAACAGTATGAAAAAGAACAGCGACAACGTGCTTATGAGCGAAGAATCCGCAAAACAAAGCGTGAAGTCCTTGGAATGCAAGCGGCGGTTGATAACTGCAAGGACGAACAGGCAAAATTCGCATTACAGCAAGACCTTGACCGGAAGTCTTATCTTTTGCAGAAACAAAATGCTGCATACAAAGATTACTGCAAAGACAATGATCTAAGAGAGCTGCAAGACCGACTCATGATTGCTAAATGGAACCGCCAGAATGCTGCAAAAGCCAGAGAAGCGGCAAAGAGATATAAAACAGCAAAGGGGATTGACTGATGGATAGATGGGAATATTATAATCCGAATCCCGTTAAGGATAAGAGAACAGGAGATTGCGTTGTCCGGGCAATATGCAAGGCAACCGGTTTCGACTGGGAAACAGTATTCGCCGGATTAATGGTACAGGCGTGCGCTTTGTCAGATATGCCAAGTGCAAATTATGTCTGGGGAGCGTACCTCTATAAACGTGGGTACAGACGCAAGCTGATTGAACAATCAGAACGATATACCTATACAGTCAACGACTTTTGCACAGACCATCCGACAGGCACATACATTCTCTGTATAGATGGACACGTAGTGACGGTACAGAATGGCAAATATTACGATACATGGGATAGTGGTAATGAAATCCCGGTATACTACTGGGAAAAGGAGTAGCTAAATGAGCATATCAGAATTTGTACAGATCTTCCTCTCTATCTGCGGAGGGATATCCATTGTCGGAGGCGCGGCAGCCGTAATCTTTAAGTGGATTACTCCGGCATTTCGACTCAACAAACGAGTTGAGACACTGGAAGAACATGATAAGCGTGACTTTGAGAGTCTTCAGAGGATCGCGGAACGTGATTCATTGATTTTGGAAGTGCTATCAACCATGTTGGATAGTCAGATTAGTGGGAATAATGTAGAAGAATTAAAAAAAACAAAACAGAAACTTACAAATTATCTTGCGCAGAATCAACGTTAGCATTAGTAAGGGGTATGCTCATGAAATTATATGTGTTCACGAAGAAAGATATAGACAGATTCTTGATAGAGTGTAATTTCACACCGGACGAAGAAAGACTGTTCCGGCTGAGATGCAAGGAATATACGCTCGAATACTGTGCTGAACAGATGAATGTGAGCATATCTACCGTAAAGAGATTAAGCAGAAGAGTAAACAGTAAGATTATAAAAGTATGCTAAAAGGAGAGGCAATTTACCCCTCCTTCTTTTTATGCAAAATCTTCTTTTACAGCTCTTTCAAGCAATAAAATTACGTATTCTGGTGGATTTCTTTTACCGCCTTCCCAGTTTTCAATTGTCCTTTTGGGAATTTTGTATTTATCGGAAAAAGCCTGCTGGCTTAACCCGGAAATTAATCTAATTTCTTTGATGCTCATATTGTTCCTTTCTTTCTTCTTTTTATTTCCAACGCTTCACAATGCCTCCGTCGTAATGATCGGGCGTGTCCTCGTCCGGATTGATGCTTTCCAGCACGTAAAACTCCGATCTGTGTTTCTTTTCGCACCTTGTTAGATGCTCTCATTGTCCATCCGCTTCCTGAAGGGCTTCTTCTTTGTTCTCAAATTCATCGGTGAAACAATCACCGTCTGTATAATCCATAATTATATACTTCATTTTCCTGCCTCCTAGTTAATCCCGATAACTTTGACTCGGGTCTGTAAAATATCCTCCGTGGGCTCCAGGATTTCAAAGTCAACGATAAGCTCCTCGCCGTCCTGATATACGGCGATTGCTCCGGACTCTAACAGCTCTTCCCCGTCCCCGTCTCCGTACCAGAGCTGACCGAAATAGTATTCCTCTCCGACCTCTATTGTGTCGTTCTGTCCGTAAACGTAAGATAATGTGTTTAATTTTATCATTTTTTATTCCTCCTATCAATCCAAAACTTTTAAATACTGGCGGTGTCCGTTCATGTTTTTATCTAATGCATAAAAGCATGGTTTTTCGTTGCCCTGAAGTACTTCATTTATCCCGTAAGCAAAGCCCCAAGGAGCTGTTACCATTAAGCTTCCCATGGAATTTTCGAACACTTCCCAGCCTTCCGGGACTTCCACTGTCATTTCGTCCCAGCAAGTAGCTGTGGCTTCTGGGAATCCATATGTGTAAACGTTTCTTTTTTCAGCCGATAAACAACCGTAATTACAATAAATTTTAATTTTCATTTCTATTTCCTCCTTGATTTTTTGTTCTTCCCTGTTTCTGATATTATAATACCACTCAGTGGGTGATATGTCAATACTTTTTTGATACTTTTTTGAACTTCTTAGTTTAATACTTCTGTGTAAAAATATAATCAGAAAGGCGGTGTATAAGATGGCATTATATAACAATCCTTATCAATATAGTTTTGGCGTTCCTGGGCAGATGAATCAGTTCCAGCAACAGCCTGTCCAGATGCCGGCTCAACCAGTACAACAGCCCCAGCAGAATAACAATGGTATCCTGTGGGTATCCGGTGAAGTTGGTGCAAAATCCTATCTGGTAGCACCCGGGACAAGTGTTTTGCTAATGGATTCAGAGAGTGAAAAGTTCTACATAAAATCCACAGATGTATCCGGTATGCCACAGCCACTGCGGACATTTGAATACCACGAGATAGGCACTCAGATGCCACCTAAACAGCCTGTTCAGAACATGGATAATAAATATGTCACCAGACAGGAATATGATGATTTAAAGGGCAAATACGAAGCTATCATAAACCGATTAAATTCTTTTTCTGAACCTGTTAGGGCTAATACCGTGCAGGAATCAGCAGTCAAGGGAGGAAACGCAGATGAGTAATCCATTATTTAACGCACTTGGCGGTGGGATACCGCAGGGAAACGGACCAATGCAGATGATACAGCAGTTTATGCAGTTTAAGCAGAATTTTAAGGGAGACCCAAAGGAAGAAGTCCAGAAGATGTTACAGTCTGGGAAGATTTCTCAACAGCAACTTAATCAGGTCCAACAGATGGCAGGGCAGTTTCAACACATGTTGAAAGGAATGAAATAGTACATTACAATCTGGCCAGATTGATGTAAATACACAAAAAGGAGATTATATTATGGATGGAAATTATAGCTTAGCAGATATTGCCGCTGCTACTGGAAATGGTAGAAATAATGACGGCATGTTTGGTGGAGATGGTAGCTGGTGGATTATTGTTTTATTCATTTTTGCTTTCTTCGGATGGGGAAACAACGGCTGGGGCAATAATGGAAACGGCGGCGGATATGCAGCCACGGCAGCTACTCAGGCGGATATTCAGAGAGGATTCGACAACTCCGCTGTGATTAGCAAACTTGACGGAATCAACAATGGTCTCTGTGATGGCTTCTATGCCATGAATAATGGTATGCTTACCGGATTTAATGGAATCAACACAAACATCATGCAGACCGGCTTTGGCATTCAGCAGGCTATTAACGCTGACACTGTAGCAAATATGCAGAATACCAATGCGCTCCAGGCACAGCTTGCAAACTGCTGCTGCGAAACCAGAGAAGCAATTCAGGGCGTAAACTACAATATGGCGCAGAACACCTGTGCATTACAGAACACCATGAACAACAACACTAGAGACATTATCGACAGCCAGAACGCAGGAACAAGAGCGATTCTTGATTACCTGTGCAACGAGAAGATTTCTTCCTTACAGGCTGAAAACAATGACCTCAGACGTGCTGCTTCTCAGGATCGCCAGAGTGCGCTTCTCACAACTGCAATGGCTTCTCAGACACAGCAGCTCATTAATGCGATTAATCCAGCACCGATTCCGGCATATCAGGTTCCTAATCCGAACACATATTACGGATGTGGATGCAACACTGGATGTAATTGCTGATAACTTCATATTGAGAGTATCTTTCGATTGATTCGGATGTCGGCTTATGCCGTATTACACAGAGGGGCAGGCTGAGACCTGTCCTTTTGTGATATGAAAGGAGTATTTTTATGGCAGAATTTACAAATGTAGCTGCTCAGACTGTAGCAGCAAATGGAAACGTAGTATTTTCAAACACAGCAGTCAAAGGTTCTAACTGTATTCAGCACAGAGAGGGAAGCGGAATCATCACCCTGAGAGGACTGACTAACCAGTGCAAAGCGAGATTTTTCGTGGATTTTTCTGGTAATATCGCAATTCCAACAGGCGGTACTGTCGGAGCTATTTCTCTGGCTATTGCAATCTCTGGCGAGCCAGTACTATCCTCCCAGATGATTTCCACACCGGCAGCAGTAGACCAGTACAACAATGTGTCCACGGGCATTTATGTGGATGTACCTCGCGGATGTTGCGTTAATATCGCAGTAGAGAATACAAGCGATCAGGCTGTTTCTGTTGCAAATGCAAACATTGTTGTGACCAGAGAAGCGTAGGAGGTGTGATTATGAGAGATATTAAAGACTTATGCGCAAGAATCGAAGATGAACTTTCCAAAATCGCTGACAATGGACTAACCACCGGAAATCTGGAAATGACATACAAGTTGATTGATATGTACAAAGATATCAAGAATACGCAGTACTGGGATAAGAAAGTGGAGTATTACAACACTGTTCTTGATGAGATGCGTGGCGGATACAATGACGATTACAGTGAACGTGGAAGAAAGCGTGATAGCATGGGGAGATACAGCTCAAATGATGGCAGAATGATGCCAGATTACGACAGGAGCAGTTCTTATGCCAGACGCGGTGAACATTATGTCAGAGGGCATTACAGTCGTTCTGACGGACGGGATGCTTATGACGACTATATGACACAGAAACAGAGTTATCGTTCCGGCAAATCTGAAGACTGCAAGAGAAAGATGCTTGCTGCTCTGGAAGAACATCTGGACGAACTTACAACAGAAATGAGCGATATGTCCAAGGATGCAGAGTGCCGGGAGGAACGCGATCTTGTTAAAAGATACGTGGAAAAACTCCGGGATATGCTCTAAAAATACAAAAAGTGGTAGAGAGGTAGCTAAAAGAAATCTGTTATAATGTAATTGTGCAGTGGAAAGCACAACGGTTGTTTTAACATTTTCGTTTTAATCCTCCTTTCTTTAATTTAGTAGCTGGTGCGCACGCTTTAATGGAAAGTTAAACAGGTCCGAATCCTGTCGTGCGTATTTGCCGTCTGGCACGCAAGATGGCTCACCTCCTTGATTAAGGTTTTTATTATTCATACTTTTCTTTAAAAAAAGAAATAAATATCCGAAACAACTCGTGGCAGGCATAACACGTTAAATACCTTGCTAACCCGGGAATCCGGGTTATGTGGAATGTACGTTAATGGTAGACTGACAGGGTCGCGCTCTGGGTTCCGGTTCGATTCCGGGCGTTCCGCTTATTTGCTCAGAATTATGTTGTCTGTTTACAGGCGGCCGATGGTTCGGGTAAATTATCCCATGGGTAAAGGTTAACGCTTATCCTGTTAACTGCTGGGCAGTTCAAAAAGTGCAGTGAAATATAGCGCAGTTGGTAGAACAGCATCCGCATAGGGTGCGTGTCGGCGGTTCGATTCCGCCTATTTCATTACCCTGCCAGTGGTCTAACTGGCTTAATCCAATACCTGCGGCGGCAGGTCAATAAACACGACCAGGAGGATATATATGCAGAAACTTATTGACACATTAAAATCATTTGGAATTGAGATCCCGGAGGACAAGCAGGCAGATGTGAAGAAAGCACTCTCTGAGCATTATAAAAATGCTAAAGAAGTAGCGAAAACCCTGTCAAAAGTCGAGGGTGAACGTGACAGCTGGAAAGAACGTGCTGAGACAGCAGAAGAAACCTTAAAAAGCTTTGACGGTATCGACCCGGCGAACATTCAGACAGAGCTTGTTGGATGGAAGAAGAAAGCTGAGGACGCGGAGAAAGAATTCAATGCGAAAATCTACGAAAGAGATTTTGACGATGCTCTTAAAACTGCATTGGAAAATGTTAATTTTTCATCTCCAGCAGCTAAAAGATCTGTTACTGCTGATATCAAATCAGCTGGTCTTAAGCTTAAGGACGGAAAGATTCTTGGACTTAATGATCTGCTTGAACAGATGAAACAGGATGAACCTGATACATTTGTAGATGAAAGTCAGCAGCAGGCCCAGCAGCAACAGGCGAGATTTGCAACAGCGCGGATTGGACATCAGCAGACACCGGGAAACATGACAAAGAAAGATATCGAAGCAATCAAAGACCCGTCCGAGAGACAGGCTGCAATTGCTCAGAATATCCAGTTATTCCAGTGATTTTTTTACACCGACTATACGCCAGAGTATAGCCGCTAACCCAATACCTTAATAGTTATGGGTAGAAAGGATTTTTTATATGGCAGCAAAAGCTAATCTTATTATGAGTAATGATATCCAGGTCACAGCACGTGAGATTGACTTTGTTACCAGATTCGAAAGAAACTGGCAGCACTTACGTGATATTCTGGGCATCATGAGACCTATCAAAAAACAGCCGGGTGCTGTACTCAAGTCAAAATACGCAGAGGGTACTTTGCAGAGCGGAAATGTTGGTGAGGGTGAGGAAATCCCTTACAGCAAGTTTACTGTAAAAGAAAAGACCTATGCGGAAATGACTATTGAAAAGTACGCAAAGGCTGTATCTATCGAAGCAATCAAGGATCACGGTTACGAGAACGCTGTTCAGATGACTGATGATGAATTCCTTTTCCAACTTCAGACTGACGTTACCGGCAGATTCTATGATTATCTGAAAACCGGTACGCTTACTTCCACAGAAACAACATTCCAGATGGCTCTGGCAATGGCTAAGGGTCGCGTAGAGAACAAATTTAAACAGATGCACAGAAATGTGACTGGCGTTGTTGGATTTGTGAATATTCTGGATGTATATGAATATCTCGGCGCGGCTGAGATTACTATTCAGAATCAGTTCGGTTTCCAGTATATGAAAGATTTCATGGGATTCAACACAATCTTCCTGTTATCTGACAGTGAGATTCCAAGAGGACAGGTTATTGCAACACCTGTTGAGAACATTGTTCTGTATTATGTAGACCCTAACGAATCTGACTTTGCGAGAGCGGGGCTTGTATACACTGTATCTGGCGAGACAAACCTGATCGGATTCCACACTCAGGGCAACTACCACACAGCGGTGTCCGAGGCGTTTGCGGTCATGGGTCTTACTCTTTTTGCAGAATACATTGACGCAATCGCAGTAATCACCATTGACGAAACACCAACGCTTGGCACTCTGACAGTAAATTCCGTGGCTGGAACAGCAAGTGGTGATACAAAAATCACTGTAAAACCGGCTAAGGAAAATACCAACAACGTATATAAATACAAAGTTGCAACAGACGCAGTAACTGTTGGATATGGACAGAACCTCAGAAACTGGAGCACTTGGGATGGAAAAGCCGATATCACAGCGGCAACCGGACAGAAGATTACAGTGGTTGAGTGCGATGGAACATACAAAGCACTGAACGCCGGAAGTGCAAGCGTAACAGCGAAATCATAAATGTAGGAGGTAGCTGGCATGGCTTATGCAGATTATGATTTTTATACAACTTCATACTTCGGTTCGGTCGTGCCGGAAACCGACTTTTCACGCCTGGCGGAAAGAGCCAGTGATTTTGTGGACACAATGACGTTTGACAGGTTGGTGGACGGGCTGCCGGAAAATGAACGCTCACAGAAACGCATCAAAAAGGCAGTCTGCTCACTAGCTGAATTAATGTATCAGATTGAGCTTGCTGAAAAGAATGCTACCAATGCCGCTGTGAGCGGTACGTCAACTGCAATCGGGCCCGGTGGTAGCACGACAGGCGTTGTAACTTCTGTGTCATCCGGCAGTGAATCCATCTCTTACGCCACGCCACAGCAAAAAGCATCAGGTGCAAAGGAATGGAGTGCAGTGTATGCCGCTGCCGGAGATGTACAGAAAACGAATGACTTACTCTTAAAGACAGCTTTACCGCTTCTGATGGGAGTAAGGACGGATGAAGGGATACCGATTTTATATGCAGGATTTCAAGGTTGATATCTTAGGCTCTGAATGGAGCGTGAAGTTCGGGAACAAGAAACAATATCCGAGTCTGACAAATGCAGATGGCTATACTGATTTATCAACACGGGAAATTGTGGTTGATGACATGGAGACATCGCAGGGACAGATTGGAGTAAAAGCAGACCTTAAAAGTTATCAGAAGCAGGTTATTAGGCACGAAATCATCCACGCATTTCTGATGGAATCTGGACTTGATTCTAATTCAAATAGTGCTGACAGCTGGGCTACAAACGAAGAAATGGTTGACTGGTTTGCTATTCAGTCACCAAAAATTTTTAAAGTATTCAATGAACTTAAATTGATGTGAGGTGATAATAATGGACATTACAACATTAGGCTCATGTATAGCAATCGTTATGATTTGCTACATCGTAGGAATGGGCTGTAAGGCATCAAAAAGAATCTCTGATGAATGGATTCCGGTGATCATGGCGGTTACTGGCGGGATTCTCGGAGCAGTCGGAATGGGAATTATCCCGGATTTCCCGGCAACGGATTATATCACGGCGGTTGCAGTCGGTATGTTTAATGGATTGTCGGCCACTGGTGTAAATCAGGTTATTAAGCAGACAGTGCAGAAAGAATAATTAAGGAGAGGGTATCATGTACGAAAAAACTTTGACGATTTTCAATTATTATGAGAGTCCGACAACAGGAGATGCGTACTGGTATCCTCATGTTTTATCCGGTGTCGACCTCATTACGGACAGGGGGGCAATCCTTAAGAAGTACGGGCCAGACGTAACAGACAACGCACAGTTACACATCCATTATACTGTTCAGAATGGTGATAAAACCATTGCTGACAAGAATGGTAAGATTCTCCCATATGTACCGCCTAAAGAGTGGAAAAGACAGATTAACAACGCTCTGGAAGACACTATCACATTCTCAGATGAATCGTTCTTCTGGGAGGGTGAGTGGACTGGTGGAACAGTCACTGAAAGTGATTACCGAAATGGATTCTATCAGTACATGAATGAGAATAAGGATAACGTGTTCAAGATTACCAGTGTAGGCGGTCCGTATACACTGATTCCGCATTTTGAAATTTTGGGTAAGTAATATGAGCAAAATTCATCATTTTAAAGGATTCTCTGTAGTCGATGGAGATATGAAAATCAAGCTGAATATGAGTCGTTTTTCAAGGCAGTACCAGGAAGCACAGTATTTGCTGGATGGAATGGTCATGGACAGTATGATTCCATTCATGCCAATGATCTCAGGAAATTTTATTAACCGTACAAGAGCAGAAAGTACATCTTTACAAGGCAGTGGAAAAGTATGTGCGGCGGCGGCTCCATACGGACGCTTTCTGTATGAGGGCAAAACCATGGTTGATGAATTAACCGGAAGCCCTTATGCAAGACATGGAGCAAAAAAAGTACTTGTTAGTCAGTTCTCTGGTCAGACAGCAGCAAAGGAAAATCTTGAATACACCAGACAGGCTCACCCACGGGCACAGGCAAAATGGTTTGATGCCGCTAAACGACAATACGGTAGCACATGGATTCGCAAAGTAAAAGCACAAGCAGGAGGTGGACGACATGGCAGATAAGCCAATTGGCAAAGATGCAACGGGATATGAAATTTTGACAGACGCCATGAAGGCACTTCTGAACCAGTATCCCGGGCTATACGAAAATGAAACAATCAAATTTGAGGAACTCGGCAAAGAATCCGGAATCGCTTTCTCAGCAGACAACGGAGCTTTGATCTATTCAGAAAAGGAAGATGTATGTGGAGTAATGCATCAGGTATGCCAGTACCCGTTTTATGTGGTTTACCGCACAGCATCCGATAAGGAACGGCAGAAGTTATCTGTTCAGAAGTTTCTGGACAGTCTCGGTAAATGGATATGCCGGGAACCAGTTATTATAAACGGCTCTGAGACGCGCTTAAATGCTTTTCCAGAGCTTTCACAGGGGCGAGTGATAAAACGTATAACCCGTGATAATTCCTATGGTTTAGAGCCACAGGAGAGTGGCGTACAGGACTGGTTATTACCATTATCGGTACGCTACGAAAACACTTATGAAGTAATATAACAAGTAACAACCGGCTATCAATTAGAGATAGTCGCTAACCTACACAGCCTTTAAAGTTATAGGCAGAAAGGACATTTCTATGGCAGTTACAGGCAAGATTGACCGTAAATACATGGCTCATTATATTGATGCAGGTTCCCTCTGCGGAGGACTGACACCAAAATATGAGCGTCTTGGAAAGGACCTGGAAGAGTACAACATCGAGCTCAACCCGGATACCGAAACATCTAAAAATATTCTTGGAGAATCCACATTTAAACATAACGGCTACGAAGTTTCTTCCGACGCTGATCCGTTTTATGCAGACACTACTTCTGATCTGTTTGCAGCATTGCAGAAGATCGTAGACGGACGCCTCAAAGACGATAACCTCAAGACAAAAGCAGTTGAAGTCCATCTCTGGACAGAAGCCACAGCGGGCAAGTATGAAGCGTATCAGCAGGATTGCTACGTTGTGCCGACATCCTACGGTGGTGACACATCTGGTTATCAGATTCCGTTCACAGTTAATTACGTTGGAGAACGTGTCAAAGGTAAATTTGATATTACTTCCGGCTCATTCACAGCTGACAGCGAATAATTTTTAGGAGGGCGTAGAAAATGGCAAAAACAATTAACACAAACATTGATGATGGATTTCTTCTTTTTACATTCACAAACAAACAGGGAGAAGTATTTTCTTCATTTAAGATAAACCCTACTGACATTAACGTTGCAGCAAGAGCGGAAGAATTGGAAACTTTCTTTGAACAGGCTCAGGAATCTGTTAAAAATGTTTCTTCCAGCAAAGAGATGGCGGAGATTAATAAACAGATTGAGGACAAAATCAATTATATGCTCGGATACGAAGCATCTAAGGATTTATTTAAAGAACCAATTACCGCAACAACTGTTTTTGGAAATGGTCAGGTGTTCGCCTATATCGTTCTGGACAAAATCAATGAAGCACTTACACCGGAAATCGAAAAAAGAAAGGAAAAAATGCAGGCTACTGTTGATAAGTATACGGAGAAATACACAAAATGACCGCCTATGAGTTACCCACCTCACTAAAAATCAGTGGGGTGGATTTTTCTATCAGAACAGATTTTCGTGCGATTATTGATATTCTAATTGCCATGAACGACCCGGAATTAGACGAGCAGGCAAAAGCAGTTGTTATGTTACAGATCTTGTTCGAGGATTGGCAGAATATACCGCCAGAGCACTTATCTGAAGCCTGTCAGAAAGCATGTGAATTTATTGACTGTGGACAGGCTGATGATAACTCAAACAAACCAAAACCCCGTTTGATGGACTGGGAACAGGACGGAGATATGATTGTACCGGCAGTAAACAAGGTTGCCGGAAAAGAAATCAGAGCTATTCCGTATATGCACTGGTGGACGTTCTTCGGATACTTCATGGAATCTGGCGAATGCCTGTTTAACACGGTTGTTGGAATCCGTTCAAAAAAAGCAAAAGGTGAAAAACTAGATAAGTGGGAAAAGAAATTCTATCAGGAAAATAAAAACATCATTGATATAAAAACACGTCTCAGCGACGAGGAGCAAGCTTATAAAGATAAGCTGAATGAGATGTTGAACCTCAAATAGTTAGGAGGTGGACACATGGCTGCTGATGGCTCAGTCATTATTGATACCAGAATGGATACAACCGGTGTCCAGAACGGCGTGTCAGCAATCAAACAGTCATTTAATGGACTTGGCAGCGTAGTAAAAAAAATAGGCATACTGATTGGCGGAGCATTCGCAATTGGGAAATTGACCCAGTTTGGAAAAGAGTGTGTAGAACTTGGTTCTAATCTGGCAGAAGTGCAAAACGTGGTCGATGTTACATTTACAACCATGTCGGATAAGGTTAATGAATTCGCAAAGAACGCTATGACCTCAGCCGGGCTGTCAGAGACGATGGCAAAACAGTATGTTGGTACGTTCGGAGCAATGTCTAAGTCGTTCGGATTCTCAGAAGCACAGGCTTATGATATGTCAACGGCTCTAACACAGCTAACTGGTGATGTGGCATCATTCTATAACATCAGCCAAGACTTGGCTTATATTAAGCTGAAATCAGTGTTTACGGGAGAAACGGAAACACTCAAGGACCTCGGCGTGGTAATGACCCAGTCAGCACTTGACCAGTATGCGCTGGCTAATGGTTATGGAAAAACCACATCCGCCATGACCGAGCAGGAGAAAGTAGCTCTCCGTCTGGCTTTTGTGCAGAAACAGTTATCAGCTGCATCTGGCGATTTCATCCGAACATCTGACTCATGGGCGAATCAGGTGCGAGTGATGCAGTTACAGCTGCAATCTCTCAAGGCAACAGTCGGACAGGGATTAATCAACCTCTTTACTCCTGTTCTGAAAGTTATCAATATCTTACTCGGTAAGTTAGCAACTCTGGCAAATGCCTTCAAGTCATTTACGGAATTGATTACCGGAAAGAAGTCTTCTGGACAAACAGGCGCGAGTGGCGCAGGCCTTGCCGGAACGGATGCAATAGCCGACACAGCCGATCAATACGGAGAAGCTGCCGATAATGCTGAAAAGCTGGCAGATGCAACAAATGATACAGCGGACGCAACTAAGAAAGCCACTAAGGCAGCAAAGGGATATCTTAGTCCCCTCGACGAAATAAATAATTACTCAACGGATAAAAGCGCAGATTCATCGTCAAAAGTACCGGGTGCAACCGGCGGACTTGCGGATCAGATGAAAGATGCTGTACAAAATGTTGATTACGGAAAGATGGCAGAGGGTGAGACAGTCCTTGACAAGATGTCAAAACCGCTAAAAAAGATAATTGACAGGTTTAAACAGCTGGCTAAGTTAGTCGCAAAGGGATTCTGGGATGGATTAGGAGATTACGAGCCGATTTTTGACGGAATAAAAAAGGATCTTGATTCCATATGGAAATCTTTAAAGGATATCTTCACTGATTCAGAAGTTACTAAAGCAGCAAATAATTTTTTCGATTCATTTGCATATGCAATTGGACAAGTTGCTGGCTCATTTGCCAGAATCGGATTGACAATTGCGCAAAACATTATAGGCGGGATTGAGAAGTTTCTGAAACAGAATACACAAAGAATAAAGAACTATCTAATAGATATGTTCAACATCGGTGCTGAAATTTCACAGATCGTAGGAAATCTTGCAGTTGCTTTCGCAGATGTTTTCTCGGTTTTCGGCGGAGAAACCGCACAGCAGATCACAGCAGATTTAATAGGAATCTTTGCTGAAATCGGAATGGTTCTTACAGAAACGGCTGCAAAACTTGGCAGAGATATCCTTAACATGATTGCACAGCCTTTTATCGACAACAAGGACATTTTAAAGTCAGCAATCGAGGGCAGCCTAGGAGTAATAGAAACTGTAACAAGCGGGGTCTTAACAGTTGTTCAAAACCTTAGTGATGCAATATCGAGGTTATACGATGAACATGTAAAACCGTTCTTTGATTCTATAGCAGACGGACTATCAAGTATACTTGAAACTCTAATAACTGGATATAACACATACATTCTTCCAGTGCTACAAGGACTGGCGGAACAAATCAAAGGGCTGTTAGAGGGACCGTTGGGGGATGCTATCCTAAAAATAGAAGCATTTCTCGGTAAGCTCATTGATTCTCTGAAGCTTCTGTGGGAATCGGTGTTAGTGCCTTTAATTAACTGGATAATCGCAAATTTGCTTCCGGTTGTGGCAGAAATAATTGACGTTGTAGGCACTGTGGCAATCAAAGTCATAAAATCATTAATTAAAATTATTGGTGATGTAGCAGACACTCTGAGCGGAATCATTGATTTCCTTGTAGGCGTTTTTACGGGAAACTGGGAACTGGCTTGGCAGGGAATAAAAGAGATTGCGGATGGAATATGGAACCTTATTAAGGATATTATAACTGGCACATGGGACGTAATTAAAACCGTGACGAAAGGCGCACTTAAAATAATAAAAACCGTCATTAGTACTGCCTGGAACGCAATCAAGACAGCAACTTCAACAGTCTGGAATGCCATTAAAAAAACGCTTTCTAATTTATGGAGTGCTCTTAAAGCCACCGCGAATACAGTATTTAACGCAATCAAAAATAAAGTTACAGGTGTGTGGGATAGTGTAAAAAACAAAACATCCCAAGTATGGGAAAGCGTAACTACATTTGTTTCCGATAAAGTCGAAGCGATAAAAACCGCCATTACCGATAAGTTTAATGCCGCCAGAGATGCGGTCAAATCAGCATTTGAAGGTATCGTGGATTTTATCAAAAGGCCAATTAATCAGGCAATTAATATCGTCAATAATGCAATCGGAGTAATCAACAACGCAATTGGCGGAATCGAATCAGCGTTTTCTTTTGGTCCATGGAATGTACCTACACCATTCGGAACAAAGAGAATCGGGTTCCATGCAACGTTCCCGCGTGTCGGAACTATCCCATATCTGGCCAGCGGTGCAGTTATTCCACCGCGGAGTGAATTTCTTGCAGTATTAGGAGATCAGAAGAAAGGGAATAACCTGGAAACACCGGAAAGCCTGTTGCGTCAGATCGTCCGGGAAGAGTCAGGGAAAGGGCAGGGAAATGGAAACACTTACAATGTTACAGTCAATGCATCTGGCAGAAAACTATTAGACATTATCATTGATGAAGCGGAACTTAGGAGACGCAGAAACGGCGGTCAGAATCCATTCTTGTTAGGAGGTGTGTAAATGGCACAGGAGCAGTTTAAAATTGACGGGGTCACTATAAAGGCCCCTGACACATACAAGCCGGTGTTCGCAACTACATCAACGGAAAGTTCTAAGAGGAGCCAGGATCTTGTTATGCACAACACTCCGATGGGAACTATTGCCGGATATGACATGGAATGGGGCGAACTTAAATGGGGAGAGATTGCAACGATTCTTAACTCTATGATTAACAAAAGTCAGTTCACATTTCATCACAAAGACCCTCGAACCCCCGGCAAATGGATTGACAAGACGTTCTATGCATCTAATTTCAACATGGCAGCGCAAACGCTCAAAGACAATGAAGAACGATGGACAGGATTAACTATTAATGTAAGGAGCATTCGACCGGTATGATTAATGTTACAAATCAGTTAAAGACGGAATCTCTCTTAAATAGCAACTATTATGTTACGGCGAATGCGGTGCTGCGTGATGGAAGAATTTTAAGCCTGGGAAAAGAAGATTTTTATCTCGACGGAAACGGCATTGTAGATTCTTCTGATTCCGGGGATTTCCCGATAGGTGTAGCTATTGAAAAAACAGCAACATTGGCACTGGTCAATGATGATGATAGGTTCTCTGACTACAACTTTGCCGGAGCACAGTTCACTCTATTTTTAAATTTGCAACTATCTGATAGATTAGAAACCATTTGCCGCGGCACATTTATTGTGTCGAAAAAGCCTGCCACGTCCGATGAGATTAATCTCACTTTGCTGGACTATATGAGCAAGGCAGAGACAGATTACAACACAAATCTTATTTTTCCATGCTCTGCCAGAGAAGTTTTAGAGGATGCTTGTCAGCAGGCCGGGATTGTGTTAGGTGACGCAACATTTAAAAACGCAGACTATCAGGTACAGAAGAAGCCCGAGAACACCACTTTTAGAGCAGTAATTGGTATGGTTGCAGCTTTGGCAGGTGGCAACGCTCGCATTGACGAAAACGATAATTTGCGAATTATCACTTTTGACGATGGTGTTGATACCATAACCTTGGAAACAATTCCATGGTATGACATTAACGGAAACACTATTCTTGACATTGATAGCAACGAGATTGAGACAATTCTCGAGCGAAAAGGATTTAAGCCCAATTTTATCAATAACCTTACTTATGATGTTGATGATGTAGTTGTCACCGGGGTCAAATATGTGAATAATGAAACGGAATATAAGTACGGCACGGACGGATATGTCATCACGATTGACAACAAGCTTCTGACAGGAAATGAGCAAGTCGGTGTAGATTTGATTGGAAAAGAACTGGTCGGCATGAGACTAAGGCCATTCTCTTGTGACAGCATAGCAATCGGATACGCCACATTTGGAGATAGAATTACATTTTCCGACATTAAAGGCAATATTTACTATTCATATCTGACAGATGTAGACTTCGCATTCTCTGGCAGTACAAGCTTCTCTTGTAATGCAAAGAGCATGGAAGACATCGATGCTGACTATCCAGACAGCATGCAGGTCGAGGTCGACAACATAAAGAAAGATTCCGAGAAAAAGATTACTGCCTATGATGCAAAATTAAAGCAGATGAACGAACTGGCGGCCAACACCCTTGGGTTTTACTATACAGAAGAAGTTCAGGCAGACGGTTCAACGATTTCATATCGCCATGACAAACCTACGCTTGTCAGCTCTAAAGTAATCTATAAAACAGGCGTTGATGGATTTTTCTTGTCGGTAGACGGAGGCCGGACTTGGAAAGCTGGATTTGATAGCAACGGTGATGCAGTGCTGAACATTCTGTATGCTATCGGCATTCAGTCTGACTGGATTAACACTAGGGGATTCACGGCAAAAGACAATGACGGAAACATTACGTTCCGCATTGATGCAGAGACAGGGGCTGTCAATCTTAATGCTACAGAACTCACAATCAAAGGAAAAACGCCTGAAAATGTCGCAAATGCCGAGGTTGAGAAATTTATTACAGAAGTATATTCTCCACAGATTAAGGTTCTTCAGGAGCAGATTGACGGGCAGATAGAAGCATTCTTTGGAGACTATGTTCCTGATGGTAACAATGAACCGGCATCCACTTGGGCAGATGATACAACCAAAGAGAAACACTTAGGTGACCTGTTTTATATTGTAAACAACGAAGAATATGGCGGGCAGGCTTACAGGTATGCAAAGATTAATGGCGAATACAAGTGGGATTATGTAAAAGACACTGCGGTGGTCAAAGCTCTGGCTGATGCGGCGCAGGCACAAAACACGGCAAATGCAAAGAAAAGAATTTTCGGAGCAGAGCCGGTGCCGCCTTACGATATTGACGATTTATGGGTTCAGGGAAAGACAGGGGACATTCTTAAGTGTCAAAAGGCAAAGGCAGAGGGCGCAAGCTATGACGCCGATGACTGGGTGAGAGCATCTAAGTATACAGATGATTCAGCAGTTACAGCCTTTATCAAGGGCGTTTTTGCCGATACGATTGAAAGCCTCCAAGAGCAACTTGATGGTAAGATTCAGACCTGGAGTCAGAAAACAGACCCGGCGCTTGAATGGACAGAAACAGAAGAGATTCCGTGGACAGATGTTGATGGCAATTCCATTCTGGACGTAGGCGGAAATGAGATTTTAATTGTTTGGGAAAAAGGTAAATATATCCACAAAGGAGACCTTTGGCAGAATACTGCAAATAACACGCGTTGGCGTTGGGATGGAAATAAATGGGTAGAACAGGAAGTACCAGACTATCTGTTTGATAAGATTGATGGAAAAGCGGCAGTTTATTTTGAACAGCCTAAGCCACCATACAACATGGGAGATTTCTGGGTCACATCAAAAGCAGACGGCGAAGCTTCTATTAAAACAGCGGTTAGAAGTCGGTCGGATGGTGCATTTACCGATACTGACTGGATTGATTTCAAATATGTGGACAAAACCGATATTGATAATGCAGTCAAAGAGTATGACACAAGTCTTGGACAGGATGAAGTATTTAATAAGCTTACTAATGGCGGTGAAGAGCAAGGCATATATATCAAGGACAAGAAGCTGTATATTAATGCAAATTATATCCTTGCTGGTGTCCTTGCAGGAAAATTTATAAACGCTAAAGGTATTAAGGTTATTGACAGCGATAACCAAATCACGCTCCATATTGATGACAATGGAAAGGTACACATTGCCGCGACAGAGTTTTCGTTAAAAGGAAAAGCTGTATCCGAAATAGCAAAAGATACAGCGTCTAATACCGCGACTGAAATCGCGACAAAATACGCTACATTGAGCGTACTGCTATCAAATGAATTCCAAGGAATTCCAACAGATTCATCTGGCAAATATACTACATTTCCGACATGCAAAACTACGGTAACTGTACTGTATGGTGCTGAGAACGTGACCGCACAGTCAAATATTTCATTCTCTGCGGAAAACGGAATAAGTGGTTCAGCATCAGGGGCAACGTACACGGTCTCTGGACTGTCCGTGGACAGTGGCACAATCACAGCAACTGCAACTTACAATGGGATGACCGCAAAGAAAGAATTTGTAGTTGTGAAGCAAAAGCAAGGTGATACCGGAAATGGAATCTCGAAGATTGTACAGCATTATCTCGCTACGTCCAGTTCGTCTGGCGTATCAACAAGCAGTTCTGGATGGACAGAAACTGTGCAGACTCCAACACCGGACAAGCGGTACCTATGGAACTATGAGGAGACTTTCTTCACAAACGGGGCTAAGACGACAACACTTCCTCACGTGATTGGCGTATATGGAGAAAAAGGTAAAGACGGACAGGACGGAAAAGATGCCAGTGATATGACCCAGTTGGATATTTTTAATAAATTAACCAACAACGGGGAAACACAGGGGCTATATCTTTATAACAACAAGGTGTATCTGAATGCCTCGTATATTGACACTGGCGAGCTAGCGGGATGGGAAGTCGGATATAAAAAACTTTCGGCAAAAAATGGCACGTATGGAGAAGTAACGCTAGACGCTTCAACTGGGGAAATCTATTCAAAGACGGATACAGGAGTATATGTGCCGGGGTACGGGACGTTATATGGAACACGAATTAGGGGAATTGATCTTTACACAGGAACCGTGCATGCGGGATCAATCTCGGTTGATACCAGTGTTTCGGCGGCCAGTGTTTCGGCTGGTGTTATTAGCACAACAAAGACCATTGAAGCGGACGGAATTATTAAATCTAATAGTCATATCGAAGCAAGAAATAACGGCCATTTTTACAGCGAAGGTACTGGCACAGATTTAGCTGATGCATCTATTCGAGGAGATTTAACCGTAGCCGGAGTAAGTCGCCTAAATAAAAGCGTGCAAATGAGAAACATTAGTACTGGATCAGGTACTGATTTAGTATTAACCTCATTATCAATGACAGGCGGCGGTTTTGTATTTAAAAAGGCTTCTTCATCAAAACGATACAAAAAACATTTGTCTTTCATGGAAGAATCAGATGTAAAAAATCTTTATGATTTACGACCAGTATTCTTCGAATACAAAGAAGGCTATTTGATGGAAAACGACCCTGATAATAAGCGCAAGATACCCGGATTTTACGCAGAACTTGTGGAAAAGTATTTTCCTGATGCTGTCAAATACAATGAAAAAGGACAAGTTGAGGACTGGGATCCGAAAAAACTCCTTCCGGCAGTGTTCGAGTTGGTACGACTGCAGAAACAGCAGCTAGATTCACAGCAGGAAACTATTAATAATCTTATTGAAAGAATTGAAAAATTAGAAAAGGAGATTTAAGGTATGCCAAAGTGGACAGATTATACTACAAAAACTACAGTAGCTGATAATGATGAAGTAATGGTACTTGATACAGCAGGAAAGGCAAATAAACGCCTTTCACTGTCTACTCTTTCAGACTGGGTACTTGGAAGAATTGCCGACAAAGTATTCGAGAAGCTTCAGACGAACGACAAAACGATTCTGGGAGCGATTAATGAATTAAATAGTAACACCTCAAAGCTTGCCTTGAAAGAAAACGTGACCGATATACAGGCTTTGATAAGCAAAGCTTCATCTAGCACGTACATTCTGTTCCACCTCTCTGGTGCTAACTATACAGGGAATGATCTTCCTATTGATGCGACATATAAATATGGATCTGGAATTATTTTTTACCGTAATTCAAATTCATGCAAAATCGTATTATTTCCGGAACGAGCGAAGCCAGTCTGGAAAATGGCTAATTGGGAAAAATGGAAAGACTTCGTAAATAATACGGTCGATTAACGATAGATAATTCTTGGTCTTACTATAACTAATACTCAAACATTTTTATGTTTTTTAATTAATATAAGCTAAAACTCAAGAGCCTCTTCCCATTTAATTCATTAAAAAATGGAAAACTTTCGTAAAATCTCTACCTATTTATAAGGAACAGTGCAAAGGTTAATCAAGAGTCGTTCAGATACAATCATCACAAATATGTTATTTAGCCTTATCCGGCAGGCAATCACCTGTCGGATTTTTAAATTGGTACAGAGATGCCTTAACGCTAAATGCTATAATCAGAATTAGGTAAGAATCTTTGCGAAAGGAGCGGACAACATGACAACTGAACAAAAGAACGTCCTGAGAAAGATTATTTATGCAGTCGAGACCGGCGGGCAGGTCTATGGACAGCAGGATTATTCGGACTTCACAGAAGCCTACACCAATTCTTCTGAAGAACACGCAATTACAATCGGAGCAGGACAGTGGTACGCAACCGAAGCACAAACACTTTTGAAACGGATTCATGATGCAGATACGGCACAATGGAACAGACTGGACAGTATCGGATTATGGGAGCAGGTGCAGGAGACAGACTGGTCTTGCTTTAACATTTCCAGAAACAGCCAGTTTGCAAATTTAATCGTTCAGCTTATTTCGTCCAAAATCGGCGTTAAATGTCAAGATAACCTTATGGATGAACAATTAGTCACCTATGCAGATGAAGCCCTTAAACAGGGCGTTACGGACGCTAGAGCGCAAGCCATGTGCGTGAACTTTAGACATCAAGGCGGACTAGGGGCAGTAACAAGGATTTTGGCAAAGACCCAGAAACCATATACACTCGACAATCTCTATGCAGCCTGTCAGACGGACACAGGGAACCAAGTCGGGGCATATGAGAGCCGACAGAGATTTGTTTATAACGCATTAAAGACATATTTTCCAGAAAGTGAGGATAAGAGCATGAACGCAATTGACAAATTAATCCAGATCGCAAAGAATGAAATTGGATATCTTGAAAAAGCAAGCAATAGCCAGCTCGATAGCAAGACAGCAAATGCCGGAGAAAATAATTATACGAAATACTGGCGAGATATTAAGCCGGATTATCAAGGGCAGCCATGGTGCGCTGCATTCGTTTCATGGTGCATGATGAAAACATTCGGATTAGACACAGCAAAGAAACTTTTGAAACACTGGCCATACGTTTACTGCCCGACAATGGCAGATTTGTTTACTCTGAACAGCAATCCAAAAGTTGGAGATATTGTTATTTTTTATCGAAATGGCACATTTACACACACCGGAATCGTAATAAAAGTGTCAGGAGATCGGTTCTGGACAGTCGAAGGAAACACTTCTGGTGGCTCTACAATTATCGCAAATGGTGGTGGAGTATGCCAGAAAAGCTACTACAACAGCAACCTCCCGGGAACAAAATTCTGCACTCCAAACTACAGTTTAGTTAAAGATACAACACCAGTTTCAGACTCAGATACAGTCAAAAAACAGAACACCAGAGCCTACATTGCACAGATTAAAAAAGACACAAAATGTTATACAAAATCAAACAAAAACAGCTCATCTAAGCTGTTTCCAAAACTGAAAAAAGGTGCAGTTGTAGAGGTAATGAAATACACCGAAACAGACAGTTCCGGGCTGAAATGGTACTTCGTCAGAATCCCGTACCCGAATGATGATGGGTTCGTATTTGAGTTTGTCCCGAAGGGCGTATTTACCAGAATTTCAAAAATTTATAAATAAAAGCTCCCGGGGATAGCACCCCGGGAATCATGTTTCTTATAACATATTGTATCATTTCGTTTTGTAAATCCTATTAGTTCGTTGGACACACGTTAGTCACAAATAAAAAAAATCATTTCCTAACTGAATATCCTCTAAAGTACTGTATTTAAAGGACTTTCTGACATTTGCATAGTTCTAATTAATGCCCTAATTGAATACAATTAGAATAATGAAAATGAAATGAGTGAATTCCTTGCAAAATCGCTGAGAATGTTGATTTTACAAGGCTTTCACGCGTTTTTATGTTCTGAATTGTGATGAATAAAATTGATAAAATAAGATTCCGTTAGTCACAGTTAGTCACAAATGGGACTTTTATCTTTTCAATCTCTGTTCGGAGCTCTTCTAGTGTCCTGTGTCCATATACCGCGTTTGTAACATCTCCACCAAAAGAGTGACCCAGCATTCGCTTCCGGTCGTTCTCCCGGACGCCGTATTTTTCACATAACATGGAAAAAGTATGGCGGCAGTCGTGTGGCGTGTGTTTCGGATCGCCAACAATTCCAAGACGTTCAAGCGTAGGATAGAACAGAGCGTTGCGGTGGTGCTGCTGAGTATATACACAGAGCTTCCCATCTTGAGTAAGAACCTTTTGCTTAGCAAATTCGTATACCGCCGAATGAATTGGTACTACGCGGTCCTTTCCTGCCTTAGTCTTGATCCCGCCCTGAAAGTATCTCTCTTCCAAGTTAGTCGTCAACTTAAGTACTTCGCCGATTCTCCAGCCAGAATAACACATGATTAATATAAGCTGCACTTCCGGATCAGCAGAATTCTTCCAGAGAATTTTTAACTCATTGTCAGAAAATGGCGTTCCATGTTCAGTGTCGTCATCCGCGTTGACTTTTACATACAAAGCCTTGTTTTCTGTTACAATTTCTGAGTAAACAGCATATTTATACATCTGCTTGAACAGCGTAAGAATCGCCATGAGACTCTGACGCTTTAACGGGCAGTCATCAATGACTTTTTGCAGATCTGGCGCTTTTAAATCCTCGAATACACGATTATACAAAGCTGTACAGTTTGAGTAAGCGGTCTGGTAAGCTATCTTTGAACTATAAGAAAGTTTTGAACCCTCTGGAAACTTCCATGCGTAAAACTTCTTATATACCTCCGAAAACGTCAATTTCTTGATTTCCGGGTGTTTATCCTCGACACCCTTGATTGTATTGTAGTCAGCAATCAAACGAGTAATAAGGGTATCTACGTCCGTTGTAGGTGATATCTCAAGGTCTCGTTCCATCCCTGGCTGATATGTTCCTGCCTTGTATGCGGTCAGTACGGTAAATCCTTTAATCCAGTCGTCTACATAGCAGATTGCAGGCGGTCGGACGGGCTTTCCGGTCTTTTCATCCAGTACTGCCGGAGGATGGACCGCAAATGGATTCCTGCGGTTGCCGCCCAGGTACCGTATTGTTCCGAAACTGTTCGGGAGCTTCGGGTATTTCTTTCTTTTCTTCGCCATTTTTATTCCCTCTTTCTGTAGCTGTATTTAGGTATAAAAATAACAGCCGAACAAACTTTCTGACTTGCCCGACTGCTCCGAAGATGATACAATATGTTTTGCCAGAATATTACATTTCTTCGGAGATGTATAAACGCCACCTCGGTACGCTAATGCCGGGGTGGTTTTTATTAATTATGCGATTTCCAATTGACTCTCATTACAATTCCTACAATCCAATAAATTCCACCAGTGAAGATTCCTAAAATGAAAATCCAAAACCAACTTAAATACCATGGCATTTTCCGTCTTATATATGGCGTACCTGAACTTGCCGCTGAGGACGCAGAGGAAGACGCAGAATTGTTAATGACGATGTCTCTGTTGTTAGAAGTCAACTGCTCTACTTGCTTTCCGCACTTAGGACACACTACGCAGTCGTCGTCGATAAGTTCTCCGCAGTGCTTACAATATTTTTTCTTTTCATTCATGATAAACACCCTCCCGATATGTTTTCACCACGTTTCGCACTTTTTATGCGGATTATGTATTTTGTACCGCTGATTTTGCAATATTATGTAAAGTACGGTTATTCGTGGTATTTTTATTCTATCATTTTAAGAACATGTTGTAAAGATTTAGAACGAAATAGAGTGATTTAGATGAAAAAGAAATGTTTTTTTCTATAAAATAGTGAGAGTTCATGTATATCATTGGCAGTTGCCAAGGGGAAATATCGGTGGTATAATAGCAAAAGAGAACTAATGTTCGGTTCTATTTCCCACATCCGGACATATACTGTAGTGTAGGCGGTAGTTACGACAGGGAGGGTTATTTATGGATTATAAGAAAGAGATTATTGAAATGATAGAAAAATGTGATAATGAGGGCAAGTTAAAATTTGTCTATACGATTCTTATCAAATATCTAAAATCAAAGAAGCAAGGGGATTAACCCTTGCTCTTTTTGTTTAACGATGAAACTATTTGTTTTATTGCTTTCTTATCTTCTTTATCGAGTGCTTTATATTCCTCGATAAAGTCTAAGACGTCAGGTTCTGACATAAGATTTCCAATTATGGTTGCATAATCGTCATCGCTTTTAGAACCCATGAGGTATGTCGGTGTTACTTCCAGAGCGCCGCATAGAAGTTCGATAGTGTCCATATCTGGCTTGCACTTATCTTTTTCCCAGTCACTAATTGAATTGTGTTTTGCGTTGATTTTTTCTGCGAGTTGTTTCTGAGTTAATTTCTTTGCTGTTCTGGCTTGCTTGATTTTCTCGCCAAATGTCATTATCGGTTTCCTCCTTTCATGATTAATAATAATATAGAAATTTCGAACTGTCAATAAAATAATTTCGATTTTCTCGAAATTTATTCTTGACATTCGAACATTTCGAAGTTATACTGTAATTGTTCGATAAGAACGAAACTTAAATAGAAAGGAGAATTGAAAATGTGTGTTGGTAAGAAAATCAAGTCATACCTTGAGAATAACGGCATAACACAGACATTCGTTGCCAACAAAACTGGTATTCCTGTTCAGAAGCTCAATCTTTCTCTCAATGGAAATCGCAAATTAGATTTCGATGAATACGAATTAATTTGTGGAGCATTATCTGTTGGAACCGATAAGTTTCTTGAACCAAGGTTGCCAGAACGGAAGGGAGCTGATTGATTGAAACGTAAGGAGGTGAGAATACATGAAAGAAAAAACAGTTGCAGGACTTACAGACTATGCTTTAGAGATGCTTGGATATGATAAAGAAAAGGTTCTCAAGGCAGTAGAAAATTGCGTAATGGCAATGGGAGAATTGACAATCGCAGAAAGCCAAGTTGCCCGTAAGCATCTGGACTCTGTTATGGAAGAAATGTATAAGCGGAGTCCAGACACCTTAATAAATACTATTCAGCCTCGTTTATAATCTTATTTTCATGAACGACAAAATTATAAGCATAGTTATAGGCTTGTACATACTGGTTGGACAGTGACAGTACATCAGAAGAATCAACTTCATCTTCACTGTGCAATTTGGTAACCTGTGCAGTCGCTTTGATATAAGCTGAAGCAATATTATGTGCAGCCAATTCAGGATTCACAGTACGAATCTTAGCAAGTTCACAGTGGCTTAATCCAAAATTGTCAAACATAGTAGCGTCCTCCTTTCCTCAATACTCAGCATGCCAGTGCCTGTACTTACAGGATAGGAGAACAAATATAAAAAGTCAAGGTAGGTAGGTGAAAACAGTTGAACAGATCAACAAGGAGAAAATTCCGGTCCCTGGAAAGAAGAATTGCCAGCCTTGAATCGCAACTTCAAGACCAGCAACAAATTATTTCTTCTCAGTGTCCGAAAGTCCGCCCTGAATCACTTTTAGAACGGGCGGTTCGTGATGCTCAGTCAGGTGTTCATATTCCAGCATTCCGAATGAATCTAGGTAATCGAACATTATTTGAACAGAAGACTGAATAGATGTATTTACGGCATTTCTGATGATTTGGAATTGTTCTTTTGATATGCAAGGTTCGTCTTCCGGCAGACCTTGTAACAGGCTCTGAGCAATATTAGCGGAATTTTCCGACAGGATTCTTTCAACATCAGAGTTAATGACCGACATAAATTCATCATAAGTCATTTTTTTAATACCTCCTTTCCAAAGGAGAGTATAACACAAAAACAAAAAAACGAAACAAAGAAAGTGATTTACGGATGACTTTGGGCTACGCAATCGCATTGAGGGATAAAGAACAAAGGAGGTGAAGAAAAATGTTAGACTGCACCGTCAGCGAAAATATTCTCGGCCAGGTTTCAGTTCAACTCGAAATGACGAGCCACGACTGGTCGAAATTAAAAATGTCCGGTGTGTGGAGTCAGATGGAGCAGATTCTAATGGAATCTGAAACACAAAGTAGCCGCTGTTTCCACCATATCCAGACAAACAAACCGGAAGAGACATATTGTACAAGCTGTCGGAAGAAACAGTTTTTCCACCGATTTTCCGGTCTGAAGAAGCAACGATAGTTGGTAACTTATTGCATGGATATGTAATTCCGTTAATAACAATGGATACATCTGTAATTGATATTACGGAATTTGAGAGATTGTCAAACTGGATATAAGCCAAAGCCAGTTGTTTTTCTGGGCTATATCCAAAATAAGGCAAGCTTAAATGAAGATTACGCCGTGATTGAAATAATTGCCAAGCAGTTCCAGCAGACCCTATTAACCCAAGGATAAAAGAAACATTTTCAAACGTAATGATTCCTTTAGCCGATTTTAAAATTGAAATAATTTGATTTATTTTAATCACCTCCCATATACAGGGAGTATATCACAAGAAAGGAGTGAGCGCATGTCAGAAGAAAAGAAAAATCTTATCAGAGATGTGACAACCCGTCTCGATAAGCTACCGGATGATAAAAAGAATTATCTTCTCGGGTACATGAACGGAGTTATGGATAATGAGAAAATTCATAGTTCCAAGAAAGAAGTAGTTAATTCAAATCAGAAAGGATAAGTATGAACGAATTAAGAATCACAGAGTACAAGGGCATTCGAGTTCTTACTACTCAGCAAATTGCGAAAGCGTATGAAACTGATAGGAAAGTAATTTCCTACAATTTCAATCATAATAAGGAAAGATACGCAGAAGGAAAACATTATATTTGTCTTACAGACGATGAATTAAAGGCGTTTCGTGAAATTCACGATTTGCCGACCAATCTCAATAAATTATACCTCTGGACAGAAAAAGGAGCTTTTCTCCATGCCAAGTCGCTGAACACCGATAAAGCGTGGGACGTATACGACAGGCTTGTCGATACATATTTTGAAAAGCCGCAGGCAAAACAACTTTCTCCAGTGGAAATGATGCGTATTCAGCTTGGAATGATTGACGATCACGAGAACCGCATTAATAACCTTGAAAATACCATGACTATTGACTACGCACAGCAGGAATCTATTAGAGACTTAGTGTCAAGTGTCGTAATCGCTCACCTTGGTGGGAAAGAGTCAAATGCTTACAAGGAAATTGGCAAGAAAGTATTTGCTGAATGTAACAGGGATATAAAGATTTACTTCGCAGTAAATGCCCGTAATAACATCCCTAAGCTGAGATTTGAAGAAGCTATGGAATATGTTAAGAACTGGCATCCATGTACAAATACAGTAATGTGTATCAGGGACTGCAATGCTCAAATGTGTATTGAGTAGAAAGGAGCATAAATGGACGCATTACAATTTAATAAAGCCGTCAGCCAGCACTGCAAAGAATCTGGTGGAGACTGTTGCAAATGTGACCTACGGCTTTACTGTTACCTATCGCCAAGTGAGCGACCAGATGAGTTAGTGAGCCTGGTTATTGATTTTTTGCATAACCACATTGAAAACCATGGTCATTATACCCATCACAGCGCGGCTTCATTTCCGTGTATTGATGATATGGACATGAGCACCGCAGTAGGCGGCGACTGTTACCAGAAACCTCATACTCTTCATAAACAGTCACATGCTTGTGAATCTTGTGGCAGTGATACAGTCGAGTGATTGTTTCAACCATATAATTCCCCTTTCGTTATACTCGGCATGTCGGTGCCTGTAAAAGCATTATAGGTAGAGGGGAAAGGAAATACAATAGGTGATAAATAATGGGAGCAAATAATTTTACGCATTTTACCGGAAAGAAATCTCCATTCAAAACTCAAAAGAGAAAGAAGAAAGCAAAGGTAAAAAAATTCATAAAAACAAATATGAAAGGAGCATGAAATGAGTGAAGTTGATACTTACATCAAAGAAAATGCAGAAGTTCATCAGTTTGCCGCAGAAGTGGCAAGAATCATATCTGGTATTCCGCAGATGCCGGAGTTCTCAAATGAGCGTCTGACAGTATCAGACGTGAGCAAAATGACAGGCATTCCTACACCATCTGTCAGAGCAGGAATCATTTATGGATGGCTGCCTATCGGCACGGCGTATCGTGGGAACAAAGTTATTCACGACAGAAAAGGTTCTGGCAGAATAGAATTTGTTATCTCTCCAAGAAAGCTCTGGGAAGAAACAGGATATATCTGGAGAGGAAAAGAAGCATTAAAGTGATAGTGCCCCGGCGGTGAAGCCCCACCAACCGGAGCGTTGCACTTACTAAATCGCACTTAGTAGGTACAGGTTAATTATAACTTCGTATCTGCTAATTGTAAATACCAAAAAGGAGAAATTAGCACGATATGAGCAGAAATAGCACAAATAAATGTGAAAATGTTCCGACATGGGACGAACTTGAGTTCATTCTTGCGACAGAAATTGTCGAAGAAAGTAGAAAAAAAGCAAGAAAATGGTTTATTGCATGGTTAGTCACAACTGCCGCACTGGTAGCCAGCAACCTTGCATGGATTATGGGAGAAATGAAATGAAAGAGTATGCGCTGATTGCTGTTTGTATGCTTGCCGGGAAATATGTTGATGTGCCTATCTGGCTGAACATCTTTTTTGGCATCTCGGCAGCATGGGCGGTGCGCCAGATGAAAGCAGACTGGCAGTAGGAAATAAGGAGGATAAGGAAATGTTCGAGAAAGAGATCGATGAAATTTATGAACTCTGTAAAAGAGTTGCGAATGAAGTTCCGACAGCAAGCGTTACATTCGATTTTTCAGGCTACGGCTTGGAGGTAAGAGGGCTTAAAAGAAAAGAGGACGTTAGACTTCCTAAAGGCGTATTTAAGTGGGACTTATATCGGAATGTATCCTTTAATTCTTTTTTTGAGAAAGAAAGCCGTGAAAGTCTCAAAGTAATCAAAACTTTCTTGCTGGAACTTCTGATAGATGGGAAGTGTCCAAATGAGTAAACAGATAGCAATTATGAAACTTCTTCCCAGTCTGGAGATAGCAGGATGTATTAACGAATTGCTCAGAGAGCTTCAGTCCAGAGGGGATCACATATTGGATTATGAAAACTGCGATATGTCTCTTGACCATGTGGAATACCACAAATCCGAAGATATCGACGGGGAGAAGTTCGGAGACGCTTCAGATAATCTGTACTGCTTTTTTAAGGCGGTGTGAACATGGATGAGAGAATTAATGAGGTTCTGAGATTGATTGATATACAACTTGCCACAGTCCCGGATAACCCTATCGAAGAATCATACAAGGCAAGAACGTTAGCGAGCTACGTACAGGCTCTGAACGGGCTTTTAACGGCTCAGAAATCATATAAGGAGGAAAGCAATGAGTGAATTTGAAATCCGTATTCCGGCAAGGAAGAAACAGCCTGTAACCGATAAGGATAACCCAGTTGTGAAAGTATCAGCAGGTGCATACAACGCACTGGTTGAAATCTATAACGAATCAACCTTATCAATGAAAGATATTGCGAGTTTGCTGATTATTGAGAGCAGTAAGCATGTGGTTTATGACAAGGAGGAATGACAGTGAATATATATGAGAAGTTAGGTATTATTCAGTCAAAGTTGAAAGCCCCTAAAGGACAGTACAATTCCTTCGGGAAATACAAATACAGGAGCTGTGAGGATATTCTGGAGGCTGTAAAGCCACTTCTGGCAGAAACAAAGACTGTGTTAAGCGTCACAGATCGGATGGAAGTTGTTGGTGACAGAATATATGTCAGAGCAGAAGCTCATCTGAACGACTGTGAAGATACCGGCGAGATTACAACTGTTGCTTATGCAAGGGAAGAAGAGTCAAAAAAAGGCATGGATTCTTCCCAGGTTACAGGCACAGCGTCATCTTACGCAAGAAAGTATGCACTGAATGGTTTGTTCTGCATTGATGACAACAAAGACAGTGATTCTACTAATACAGGCAGCAGCGGAAAAACAGCAGCTAAAAAGCCAGAATCAAAAGAACCTGTTGAGATGATTACTTCAGAAAATGTAATGAGCATCCAGAACATCATTGACAAATATCCGAATTCTAACTTGTTTGAACAGATTAAAACTCGTTTCAAGGTAGACGATGTGAAAGGACTCACAAAAGAAAAAGGGCAAAAATGTCTCAAAATGTTGATTGAGTACGATAAACAGCATAGTGGAAAGGAATAAAAAATGAACAAAGTTATTCTTGCAGGACGATTTACAAGAGATCCAGAAGTCAGATATACAAATGATGGAACATCAATCGCAAGATTTTCCATTGCAGTCAATAGAAGATTTGTAAAAGAGGGTTCTGATCAGAAAGCTGACTTCCTTAATTGTGTTGCATTTGGAAAGTCTGCGGAATTTATCGAAAAATATTTCAGAAAAGGAATGAAAGCAGATTTATCTGGAAGAATCCAGACAGGATCCTATACGAATAAAGACGGCGTGAAGGTATATACAACAGATATTGTTGTCGAGGAAATCGAATTCGGCGAAAGTAAAGGTTCTTCACAGGCACAGACAGCATCACCTACACCGAATCCAGAAGCCGACCCGGACGGCTTTATGAGCATTCCTGATGGTATCGACGAGGAGATGCCATTTAATTGATACAGATTGATAGCAGAGAACATCAGAAAGTTATTGATGGTATTAAAAAGGTATTTGACGAGGCAGGGGAAAAATGGTTCGTGTCAAAGCTGTATGTGGGTGATTACATGAATTATGATAACCCACGTTTAGTAGTTGATAGAAAACAGAACCTTGCAGAGTTATGCGGAAATGTATGTCAGCAGCATGAAAGATTCCGATCTGAAATTATCCGGGCAAATGAAGCAGGAATAAAACTTGTCTTCTTATGCGAACACGGGAAAGGAATCGAAAAGCTGGACGATGTTCTCTGGTGGGAGAATCCCAGGGCGAAGAAAAGAGTTAAAGAGAATGGCATCTGGGTAGAGCAGGAACAGAAAGTTATGCATGGAGATGTCTTATATAAGATTCTTTGCACGATGCAACGCAAGTATGGTGTTGAATTTCTGTTTTGCGACAAGAAAGACACTGGCAAAAGAATTTTGGAGATTCTGTCAAATGAATAAAGAAACAATTAAACAACAGAATAGCATGAGGGACGTTCTAAGCAGATATGGCATGGTTCCAAACAGAGCAGGATTCGTTCGGTGCCCATTTCATCCGAAAGATCGTACTGCATCCATGAAAATCTACAAAGACAGCTATTATTGTTTCGGTTGTGGTGCAACAGGTGACATATTTACATTCGTTCAGAACATGGATAATTGCGATTTTAAGACAGCTTTTGTCATACTTGGGGGAACTTACCAGAAACCGAACTTCTCTTCCAGAATGGCAATATATCACCATCAGAAACAGATGGAAATGCGGCAGAAGGAAGAACAGAAGAAAAAGGTTGAGCTGCAAGAATGCTTGTCGGATATAGATTTCTACAGAGCTATCCTTGGCAGAGTGAAACCATTATCTGACGGATGGTGTGAAGCATGGAACAGGTTGCAACTTGCGCTATATCATCATGGATTCATAACAGGACTGGAAGAAGGTGATTAAAAGTGGAAATGATAAACAAGCTCACGAAGGATTCTATTCTGGACGAAGAAGTGTTTGACGAGATATTCAGCCAGGAAGACGAGATATACAAGGCACGTCTTACACTGACTCTTCTGGACAGAGCCAAGGAGCTTGGCGTGAAGAAAAAATTTGAAGATTTGCTGAAGGCTTACACGAAAGTGCAGAAGCAGATGATCGAGAAAGAGAAAAACAATAGAACAGTGTCTATGCTGGACCAGTGGACTAATTTCTCCGATTGTGAATATGACAGAATGAAATGTCTTAACTGGATAGCAGATGATGACGGAATCAGAATATCAAACACAAATCCAGGATCACCGGACATTATAGCCTGTTATCATCCTATTCTTCCGATTGAACGAATGAAGAATCTGGAGACTGGGGAAGAACAGATAAAGTTAATCTATAAGAGGAATAATAAATGGTCCGAGGTTATTGTGCCAAAAACCATGGTTGCATCAGCCAGTAAAATTGTTGGTTTATCCGCGCTTGGCATTTCAGTGACTTCTGAGAATGCGAAGTTCCTTGTCCGATATCTGTCAGATGTAGAAAATGCCAATGATGATTATATCAACATCCAATATTCCTCTAGTAAAATCGGGTGGATTCGAGATTATTTCCTGCCTTACGACAAGGATATCGTATTTGATGGCGATATGAGATTTCGGCAGTTATACGAAAGTATCAGTGTAGGTGGCAGCAGAGTAGAGTGGTATGAACATGTAAAAAAGGTTCGCGCTACTGGAAGAATTGAACCAAAAATCATGTTGGCTGCAAGCTTCGCCAGTATTCTGATCAAACTGGTCGGTGCTCTTCCATTCTTTGTAGACCTCTGGGGAGAAACTGAGGGTGGTAAGACTGTGACGCTTATGTTAGGAGCTTCCGTCTGGGCGAATCCGGGTGAATCACGATACATAGGAGACTTCAAGACAACAGATGTGGCTCTGGAAGCAAAGTCTGATATGCTCAACAACTTACCGCTGATCCTGGACGATACTTCCAAAGTGTCGGCTAAAATCCGGGATAATTTCGAAGGAATTGTATATGACCTGTGTTCTGGAAAAGGAAAGAGCCGTTCCAACAAGGAGCTGGGTGTTAATCGGGAGAATCGCTGGCAGAATTGTATCCTTACTAACGGTGAACGTCCACTGGCCGGGTATGTCAGCCAGGGCGGAGCGATTAACCGAATCATCGAGGTTGAGTGTTCTGAGAAAATATTTGATGATCCGCAGCTTACCGCAGATACGCTTAAAAAGAACTACGGGTACGCAGGAATTGATTTTGTGAATGTAGTTAAGGAAATGTCCATTGACGATATAAAAGCCATGCAGAAGCATTTTCAGAGTCTTATACAGGATGATGATAAAATGCAGAAGCAGAGTATATCAATGAGTATTATCCTGGTAGCAGATAAAATCGCAACAGATCAGCTGTTCCATGATGGCCAGTACATTGACATTGAGACGGCTAAGAATCTTCTGACAGAGAAAGAAATGGTATCTGAAAACGAACGCGCTTACTGGTTCGTGCTTGATAAGATTGCCATGAACGGAATTAAATTCGATGATAACCCAGATATAAAAACAGAAAGGTGGGGAATTATCGACAATGATCCGGTAGAAAAAACGTCAACTGCAATAATCTATAGCGCAGCGTTTGATGATTTATGCAAAATCGGAAGATTCTCCAGAAAAGCATTTTTGTCATGGGCTGTCAAGAAAGGACTTGTGGAAACCGACAGCAGAGGATATCCGACCAAAGCAAAAAAACTTGACGGAATTGTCACCAAATGTGTGTTCTTGAAAATTGTAGATGAAATTCCAAAAGGTTTTGTGAATTGTAATGATGATTTTGAGATTACAGACGATATTGTGTTTGATTAACAAACAATTCGTCCAAAAGGTAACCGGGTAACCTAGGTAACCTTTGATTCTGCATATATATATTTGAGTATTTATATGCACATATTGAGTATAAAAGTTTCCCTATATGAGAAAGTCAGGGTTACTCGGTTACTCGGTTACCTACCTGTAAAATCAATGGTTTACACGAATTAGTACGGTTACATCTCGGTTACTGTGGGTTACTTATATTAAAATAATATAAATATATTATATTTATAAAATAAAATTAAATAGAGCGTATACAGTATATTGTATACAATATTCAAAGGAGATGATAAAAATAAAAGTAGAAGCAAAGGATATTCCGTATATTCAAAAATTTATGACTGAATTTTGGAAAACTATAAAAGATTTCTATTCAGCCGAACTTACAGACGAATATTCTAAGCAGGCCACTGATCGTCTGATAGAACTTGGAGAGTATGCGGAAATGTGCCCTGATGATAATGATAAACAGTTTATTAAGAATTGTCTAGTTGCTTTTAATAAATTATTAGATTCTAGGCAGAGGGAAGTGAGAAAGAATGTGCAACACTAAGAATAAATACGAGCAGGGACAGGCGCTTAGAAGAGAAATCTATCTGTATATCGTCAGTTATATCAAATTGGTTGGATATGCACCGTCGATCACAGAGATTTCTGAAAAGGTAGATGCCGGGAGAACTACGGTCTGGAAACATATCAATCAGTTGATTGATGATGACCTGCTCAGAACAAACCACCCTAGTACCGACAGAGCATATACTCCAGTTGGGTACGGAATAAGAAAGATAAGCAAGGAGACAAAATGAAACTTTATGACATTGTTGCAGCAGACGGTGAATTTGTAGAGTCCTTGACGCAAAGAGAAATCATGAATAAATTCGGACTTACAAAATGCAGATTCCGTACATTCTTGGATAACAGCTATCTGATTGACGGCAAATATTGGATAGATGACTCTGCTGAAGATATGCAGGTGACTAGAAACGGATGTCGGAAGATGTTAAAACAGTTTGATGCTTTAACAGAAGACATAAGGAGGGCTGTTGGATGGGAAAGTTAAAAATCAAGCAGAAAAAGAAAGCATTCATTCCGTATACGAATCAGCAGGCTCATATGTTTGCGCAGTCTATCCAGAACTGCCAGAAAGAGCTTAAAGAAATGGAAAAGAAAGCCTATGAAGATGGTTTTACCGTTGGTGAAGATTGGAGTAATACGATTAACACTGTCACAACCATGATGGCTCTGAGACGTTTATATGGCTTTTCTACGAAACGATTGCTTGATGTGATAAGAACTGCCAATGGGTATGTTGAAATGGCAAACAGGGGGCGAAATGAGCGTTCTGAGCATGATACAAGACATTGAAGAGAACACAGATGTAAGATTCGATGAGATGAATAAGAATCTGGTTAAGAAGATGGGAGAATAGGATGGATTTAGAACAAAAAGCAATTGAGAGAATTCGACTTGCATCTGATCTTTCGTTGAAACATTATGGAAAGCCACTTGTATGTACATATTCCGGCGGGAAAGATTCTGACGTAATGTTAGAACTCTTTCGTAGGGGGGGGCATACCATTTGAGGTACACAATAGTCACACCACGGCAGATGCACCGCAAACTGTACGGCACATACGAAAGGTATTTAAAAGTCTGGAAGAAAAAGGAATTAAATGCGAAATAGAAATGCCGAAGTATAAAGGTGAACATATCACGATGTGGAAACTGATTCCATTAAAATTGATGCCACCAACAAGACAAGTTCGCTACTGCTGTCAAGTCCTTAAAGAAGCGCAGAACACAAATAGATATATTGCTACTGGCGTGAGATGGGCCGAAAGCAGGCAGAGAAAAGAAAGAGAAGAATTTGAAAAAATTGGTGCAACAAAGGCAACTAAAGAAAAATTCACATCAATTATGCTAATGAACGACAATGACGCCAATCGCAGAATGAACGAACTTTGTATGCAGAAAAACAAAATGGTTGTTAATCCCATCATTGACTGGAAAGATTCTGATATATGGGAGTTTATTAATTCAGAGCATATAGAAGCCTGTGAATTGTACAAATGTGGATATGACAGAGTTGGTTGTATTGGCTGCCCAATGGCTGGGAGTAAGAGATATAAAGAATTTGCAGATTTTCCAAAATACAAGCAGTCTTATATTAGGGCGTTTGGGAGAATGCTAGATGTTCGAAAAGAAAAGGGGCTAGAAACCCAATGGGAGACTGGAGAGGATGTATTTAGGTGGTGGATGAATGATGACAATTTAGATGGACAGATGGAATTATCTGATTTTATTGAATATTAAAATCATGGAGGACTGCACAATAGCGTGTCAGTTGCTTACATGGGGAAAGTGAGGATGGAAATGAAAAAAAATAATTACACTTCATTTTTCAAAACGAAACCAAAGAAAATAGAGAGATACATTCGTTGCAGAAAATGTGGTGGAAACATGGAATGGGTAGAATACTATCCGCCGGAAATCAAATGCCCGAAGTGCGGATATACTGAATATCCAAAACCTTATGAACCAGATTGTATCAAACTGCCAGAAACATTGGAAGAATATTTTGAATTATATGAGAAAATAAGGAGGAAAAATGAGCTATTGTGACGGAACCTGTAAGTATCTGAACGCAAGAAAACACAAATGCGAATTGACAGGAGAAAAACTCGCATACATGAAACAGAGTTGTGGAATCGAGTATTCAGTGCATGAACACAGAGGATTCTGTGAGAAAGATAAGGAGGACGCAAAATGTTAATCAGAAGTCAGAATAAGGAAGTTTTAGCTACACTTGAACTTTTATTCGATATCGAAGTTTCGGGTGGAGTAATAAGTGCAAGAAGAGATATGAGTTGGTGCTGCTTGCTCGGAGAATATTCCACCAAAGCAAAAGCCATGAAAGTACTGGATATGATTCAGGAAGCTTATAGTGAATATCAAATCATGTTGGATTTCAGTGTAAGTTATCTTCACGAATTTAAAGAAAAAACAGATGGATTTGCTATCTTTCAGATGCCAGAAGATTCGGAGGTGGAAGCATGAGTGATGTAATGGAATTTGTTCAGAACGAAGACGGCACATTTAGTACATACGATGACACCTATGACATTACAATACATTGTGAGACAGAAGAGGAACAGAAGAAAGTTATTGAGCATTTGTCTACCAACTGGATTCCGGTAAGTGAGAGATTGCCGGAGATCAAAATGCCTTATGAGGAATGCTATTTGGTTACTGATGGAAGATTTTGCTGGATGGCATATTACATACGTGAAAAAGAATGGATTTTTGCAGATTGTACGAATTGCAAAAATAAAATTGATTGGACAGATGTTGTAGCCTGGATGCCACTTCCGGAACCATATAAGGAGGACTAAATAAATGTTAAAAATAATGCGTTGCAAAGGAAACGGGCAAGGTAGCTGCAAAGGATGCAACGATAAAGGCATCTGGAACAGGCACTGGACGTGCTCCTTATACAAGATAGAGGGGCAGGAAGGTTGCTACTGTGAGGAATGCATAAAAGAGATTGCGAGACGGGAGGAATGAGAATGGTTGAATATACAGAAAATGACATCAAGGAGATTTGGGAAGCCCTCAGTACATTAATTTTAAAATGTGCAGAGAAAAATAGCCACGAGCTCAATTGCGCTATATCTTATGGAGATAAACTGAAACTTGATTGTTATTTCGATTTTAAAGTGCATAAGGAGGACTGAATGGGATATTGTAAATTAGAAAGCTGCTGGAAAGGCGAAACAAAATGCTGCATCTGCTGCGAGAAGCAGGATTCTTGCCAGTGCAGATGTGATGATATGGACAGTTATGAATATGCGGAGGAATGTGAAGATTATGAGACTGATTGATTTAGTGGTAGCAATAGGTGCAGATGTTTATGGGAGCAGCGAGAAAATACAGATATGTTATCCAGGGGAAAGCTGGGAAGATTACGATGAATTTAATGCCGGTTCAAAATTTCTGAAATCATTTTACGATTTAAAGGTCAAATCTTTATCTGCAATAGACACAGATTTGATTAGAGTTGACTTGGATTTTGATGAGAAAGGATGATGGGAATGCGTTTAATTGATGCAGACAAAATAATTGACTCTCTTGGAAATTCGGATATGGATTTTGCAATAGGTGCAGTTATTGACGAACAGCCGACAGCTTTTGATGTGGATAAGGTTGTGGAGCAGTTAAAAGAATTAAAAATGAGATACTTCTTAACAATTGCAAATACGGGCGATGCAGATAAAGATTGTGCTTACAAAAATATTGCAAATACAATTGATAAAGCTATTGAAATCGTGAAAGGTGGTGGAATTAAATGAGTAACGTATCAATTGAAACATTGGAAAAGCTAAAAGACAACATGGTTGGAAGAAGATATAAACACTTCAAAGGAAGAACCTATATTGTCGCCGATATCGCAGTAAATACAGAATCTGATGAAATTATGGTGATCTACAAATGCTTTGTAGACCCACTTGTAACATGGTGCAGACCGTTGGCTATGTTTACAAGTGACGTGGACAGAGAGAAATATCCAAATGTCAAACAGAAAAGAAGATTTGAACCACTTTCTAGGCAGGAGGAACGCAAATGAGTAGTGCAAGCGTAAGATTCGGAACAAAAGCGTATGTATGCGCAAGGTACTTTCTTAGACCGGGAAAGTGCTTCAAATACATGGACCAGCGTGGCGAAGATACCACAGAACACGTCTATGAGGTCATGGCATTATATCCATATTGTGTATTGTTAAGAGATACCAGAAACGGAGTTAGAACTTGCCCGGGGTATAATACTTTGAGCCTGATGTTGAGAGGAAGTGAAGTAGGTGAGTAAATCAGTATTGGTGATAGATACACCAGAGAATTGCTATGACTGCCCGTTCGGAACTGCATACTGCGGCGAACTTGAATATGTGGGTTATTGTGAATTAGCTGACTGTTTAGATTATGATGTAATTCTGATGACAGAAGAACATTATGATT